TCCTGTTGCAACCGACGTTGAAGTATAAACTTGAAGAGCCCTAACAAATAAAGTTCCAGCCGGAGCATAAACATTATCTTTTGAAGCTGTTAAATTGCCTAACATTTCCTTTCGATCGGCATCAATAGGAATTTCTCTTAAAATTCTAAGTTCAGAGTTATCAATGAATTGATCGGTAATTGTACTTGAAAGTACTGAAGTCCCTACTTCTGTGTAATTCTGAATTGCTGTTGTGAGTGTTGAGTATGTAAATCCTGCCATATTAAGCCTCTAATGTTGCCGGACCAGCCGAACAATTATTGCCTCCTCCTGCGATTCCTCCAGCTGTAGCAGTGTTTGTATCTACAGTAAAGTGGTAGTAGTCATCGGTATTCGTAATCGTGCCGCTTGAATCTCGCGTACCAACGGTAATCGAGTAGCCAGCGGCTTTTGCTAAATTCGCTCCTGTAACACCATCAAAACCCACTGGATTTTGATAAGCATCTGAATCTGAACTTGTCCATATTGGACCTCTAAATCTAACAGTGTCGCTTGTGGATCGTCCATGACTTTTTTCAAAAACATTTATAATACCGGATCCTGCTGCAATAGTTTCAAAAGGATTCGGTCCTAGTATTCCAACAACTGTTTTTTCAGTTCTTGCCGGTCTTGCATTTCTTAAACCATGTCCTTCTGTACCATAAGCTCTTGGCTGATCTTGAGGATGTCGCGCTTCATATTCAGATCTATGAACAAAAGAACCATTCCATTCCCTAATCATTTCATTGTAGGGAAATTCCATTCCACTTCTATCAGAGATCGCTTTAGCGTATTTTCCTTTTGCAAATGCCATAATTATCCACTCGGGTAATAAGACTCCGGAGTTATATAAGTGCTTGTAGAAGATCCATCTTCTGACAAAGCCCTTTTTAATTCGTCTTCGTATAATAATTTTAATTCTTGCACTCGTTGTGGTGCGTATTTCTGTGCCAGATAAAAAGACAGTCCTGACGCCATGCAAGGCACAAAACGATAAGGTACATCCGTTGCATCGGTATAAGTTGCATCAGCATCTTGAACTCTTTTTACAAAGAAAATATGAACATCTTTTGATGCATTAGATGAATCGGGTGTTGGATAAAAATTGATTGTTGTTTTATCAATAAGTCTTTGAACAAAATATCTAGAGGGAGTTCCTTTAGATAATTTATTAGCTAAACCTGAATAAGTTGATCGATCTGTTTTTGTAAGTGTAGAATCAGCTTGATCCGTATCTCCTTTATCAGATCTAAGTGTAGCTTCTAAAACATCAGCTAAACCATAAGTAGATGTTCCTGTTGTTCCTCCAGCTGTTGTTGCAGAAGTACCATCGCCCGTAGCTCTATAGAAAATATATTCAGCTTGACCTTCAACAAGATCAATATTGGTATCGCCTACTTCCCAGTAGTGCAATCCTCTATTGCCCCATTCTTGAAACATTACATTTAAAGAACGTCTTGCTGTTTTTAATTGATATCCCGAAACAGATTGTAAGCCAATTCGCTCGTAGGCTTCTTCAATTATTTCGTCTACAGCAAATGTTTTGTCGAACGTTACTGTTCCGGAAGTAGTATTAGCCATATGCTACCTCCTATGATGGTGTCTTAATAAACTCTGCTATAACCGTGTACATGTTACCGTCATCAGCTTGACTTGGTATCACAACATTAATATCGCCGTTTGTATTATCATCAGTACTTGGTGGTAATCCACCAAACTCTCTAAAGTCCCAATAACCTGTTCCGACTAAACCAAGCAAAGGTCTATCTCCATCTGAATCTTCAAAATCTAAACGAGCGTGTGAGTCGCCGCCATCTCCAGAATCACATGCAAACCAAATTCTTTGCAAAGCTCCGAGTTGTGCAGTACCTGCTACAGTACGTGCTGAAGAATCAAAAAATACTGTTGTACTTGTGCTACCGTCTGATTCTATAACTATTTTTATTACTACTCGTTTATCGTTTTCTTGTAGAACTTCTGGTCCTGTTACTGTATTTGCCATATTCCCTCCTTAATCAAGAATACTAGATGGGGCCGAAGCCCCATCTTAATTTATTTATTATTCAAACAACAGTCTGCTAATTGTACTATAACTAACATTCAGTGCTGCTGCCGCGCCGTCGCCAGCTTCAATCCCTACGTAAGGAATTAAATCAATGTTATCTTTCAACGCTGCACCCTTTTGAGTGTTAGCATTGGTAGCTGAATAATTCGCTGCAATAGTTGCCTGAGTTGTCCCAGTAACTGAAGTTGTGCCATCAAAAGCCGTTATTGCACTTGTTGTTACACTGTATTGTCTACCATTCACAAAAACAGATGGTTTTCTATCACTATCAATCGAAATTTTTAAATGATAATTTGTATCTGCCGCCACTGTGATACCTAAGTTAGTTAGATAGTCAGTGCCGGTATTAGAATGAATAAAGTACAATGGACCGTAGTCGTCAATTAATTGCCCATTCGTTGCGTCCGTTGCAAAATAAAAATATGCTTGGTCCGCATCCGTTTGAGGTAATTGATCATTTGTCAGTTTCAAACCAGCCCAAATTTTTTGGTTGTCAATAGCCGAACTTGTTCGAACTAAAGCTTCCCATTCAGTTTGGTTTTCAGTACCCCATTTGACACCAGTCCATGCTGTTTGGCCAGCATCTAAGTGTGGTAATGCAATCGCTTGGTCTTGGTCAGCACCTGCTGTTGTCAGCGTAACTGCTGCAACAGTAGCACTTCTAGTAGCTAATGCTGTTGTCATGTTAGTACCTAATACTTCGAAGTTAACGTTTTTACCTACTGCTGTTGAACCAGCTTTGAAAACTTTAACATACAATGTTCCAGATCCAAGGTTTATGTCGCCACCTGTGAAGTTTCCTAAAACAACTGTAACTGTGTTTGCTGCTGTTACTGATGCCGTTATAGTTAAGTCTACAACATCAACACTCATTGTTGCGACAGCAAAGTCTCCTGTCATTGCTGCACCTGTAACTGTTACGTCTTCTGTTAACTCATTACCGTCTCCTAAGTTGCCCCAGTCTTTTGTTTCTGATGCTTCAAGGTACGAGTTAATAGCCGGAAGTTGATTGAACCACTCGTCAAGATAATATCTTCGAGAGTCTTTCATTCCGCTTTGGACCGTTCGATCAGAAACAAGACCTGTAGATGCAGCTTTGCTGACAATCTTAAAGTTGTTTTCGGATCGTACCGGACCGTTAAATGTACTATTTGCCATTTTATAATCCTCCTAGTTTTGCGAACGTAGTCTCTAGGCCGTCGACTATACTCGTCTACGTTCTATTAATAATTGTATAGTGATTTATTATAGCTCTTTTTTAAAAAAAGTGCAAGGTATCCCTGTAGAAATGTATGATTTTTGATAGCGCTTAAGTGGCTATCGAAACTTCGGCCTTGGCCTCGTTTATTTTACTAGTACGAGTAGCTTCTTCAAATTCTCGAGCAACGATCTCTTTAATAATATCCTGGATTTTTTTATTAATCTCAATCATCCTGATATTATGCTTCCCGTCCTTCAGATGCTCTTGTTGCCACTCTAGTTCCAAGGACCGTTTCGTAGTGTATAGGTCTTCGGTCATTTGTAACCTCCTCATAGGTTATCCATTTACCTCGTTTAGAAGTAAATCCATCTTTCTCCAGTTTTACCTCATTTTTTCCTAGTTTGTCAAGGATTGATTTTTCAATACCTATAGCACTATCTTCACACGTAACATTAAAGCTCGCATAATAGCCATGATATCGAATTTGTATTCTGAAGTTTTTCATATGAGAATTTCTTACTGTATAGTCGAAATGAGGCGACTTTGTGGCCGCCTCACTTCTAATTTATTGATTAAGCACCTTCTACGCCAAAGACACCTCTAGGGTCGGATACTCCAAATGAGTATCTTTCTCTAGCTTTGTATCTAACGTTTCCAGTTGAGAAATCACCTTCCATTTTAGTTTTTAATGCTGCTCTTTGGAACATTTTCATACCGTTAGGCACATCAGTAATAATATACCAACTGTCAGTATCAGTTAAGAAATTGTTCACTCTATATCCTTGAGGAACCATTCCCATAGACACAACAGCATTGATATCATTATCAGCTGTACCAGTTCTGCCTTGAGATTTTAACAATCTTTCAGCTGCGAACTGATTAGCAGAAGGAATAATCATTTTCATTCCTCTAGCTGCTACTCTTAATCCACGTTCATCAGTCATTCCAGCAATGTCAATTAAGCCTTGCTCTAATGATGTTTCGTTTAAGTCTGCTTGCGTAGTTAAAGTATTTTTAACTGCTGTTCCACTAACAGTTGTGTGGTTAGTTGAGAACAGAGAAACTGTATCACCTGCTTTAAATGTTGCCACTGAGGACAAACCATTATTCAAAGGTGCTGCAGCTTTTACTTGCTTCGCATTAGACAT